TGCCGATCCTCATACAGCACGTATTTACGTGTCTTCCACCAGTAATAAACGAAACCAGGAATCATGGTTGTGGCAAGAGCAAGTAATACACTACCACCTAGATAAGTAAGTATTTCAAATACTTCGTAACAATTCATTGGCTCCATAGCACCATAACATTCCACGGTTTCCAAGTGGATTTTATTAAACAAAGAAAGCGTGGGAAACCTGCCATAAGTTCTCCCCAGGCACGGCCAAGCGCCTAAAAATACCCTATAACAGGCCCCACGCTTAACCGATATGCTAAAAAAATGCATACACGAAGTGAGGCCATGTTCTTGGGGTATTCTTGTAAAATTTGGCCGTTTCAGGGAGAACACCGGAACATGCTTTCAATATGTCGCTACCGCTATAAATAGCAATAGTAACGCAAAGATATAAATTATTTTACAAAATATAATTAGTCGATATTATTCCTTTATAATTAATGGCGGTACCGGATTCTTTTTCAAGTTAGGTGTCGCAGTCATGTCCGTGTAAGCAAACTTGTATGTCAGAACAAACTCCCGAATAGCATCCTCCCGAAGCATCTTCCTTAAACTTATCCTACACAAGCGAGAATATTCTTCTCCCCCGTGCCCATGTAACACCTTGTTCACATTCGATATTAACGAGAATATCTCGAACTCTCTATCTCGCTGTTGAGTTGGTAAAATCGCCGATATACCGTTATAACGAAGATCCGCAATTGTCACGTTTAGGGTCGCCACAACCCTCTGCGTGTATTGTCCCGCCTGCGAAAACTCTGCATCCCCCAAATCAATCAGTACGCAAGGAAAATTTACTGGCGGCTGCTCGAAATTTAGTTGCCCCCAATCTTCCCCCACATACCTAACTCCCGGTACTGTTTTTATCAATTCTTGTATGTCTACAAATACGTTTTTCATGTTTAATAAGTTTTTAAAGCGTGTTTAAATAGTCTTTAATACCTTGTCTATCTCCCGTTGTATATCTTTATCCACGATTTTTATAATGTCAGGCGAGTACCCCAAGAATTGCCGTTTCGGCATATAGATTCGCCGGACAAAACCTCGAACCTGATGCCCGCCAACCAAAACACGGCGGCGAGTCCTTATATTTGTCGCCCGCCTTCTTTTCCGCGTGAATGGTCGAACATGTTGCGTGATCCGCCCGCCCTCGTTATGCGCTTTCGCGTAAGGAACCTCCCCGAGATCGACCCCGACAGAAACCCGATCCGCCAGGGCTTTAGATTTAACGCTATTTTGCAGCGTTCCCGTGTCGAATAAAACCCGCTTGCCTTTACTCCTTGTTGTTTCAACCTTACGTTTTTTCCATCTCGGGCGGGCTGTTCCATTTTCTATAAATCCCTCTGCCGAAAAATTCGCGTCTTTCATTTTCTCGGCAGCCCCGGCAATATACACCGGAATTTTCCGGGAAAAGCCGTTAAATTTAGCCGCCCTGGCTCTCATGTCAGCGGCAAATTTTTGAATGTCTCTCATTGTTTTTCCATTTTTTTGTTGTAATATTGTGATATAAAAGAAGGTAATAAGACCGGAAACCGCGGGGGCTTGAAAAGCCGGGGGTGCAACACAAGGTTTTATTACTTTCTTTGTTTTAATAACCCGGCTCGAAATTGTTCAACTTGTTCAACTGTTTTAAGCTTGTAGAAGCTATCAACACGCCCGTCCTCGTTGACAAGCAAAACGATCGGTCTATCCTCGTAATACTTCACGTACACGTTAAAAAACTCGGTTCCATATTGCGCACTACTGTTATAGGTGCCCCATACCTCGTCCGGGGAAGTGAAGACTTCAATCATCTCGTCAAAATAGGAATGCCGTTCCCGGTTCAGGATTTTTGCTTTAAAATCAATATCAAACGTCGCCGAAATCTTGTTTTCCCGGTCTATCAACTTGAATCCTTCTCCCGGTTTCCCGTGGTGTGATTCAAGGATATTCCAGTAATCCACGAAATCACTCTCGTTCTTTATCTCTCCCTTGTATCTCGAAAGGTTTCGGGTATCCAAGTAAATCTCTTTCACTGGCTTCATTCCGTAATTTTTTACTGCAGAAAGTTGCATCTTCCTTGCCCCGGCATTAGCTTTAAAATAAGGATGCCCGTCTCTATCGAAGACCTCCGTTGTCCCCACGTTATGCCTGAAAGGTTTAGCAACAACTTTCCCGGCTATCTTCTGGGCTTGTTCCGAATCCGGCAACGCTTCACGATTCCGGCTCCCTGCATATTCCCGTCCCGTACGCTTGCGGGTAGAACAACGACAACGCCAACCGTTAGGGGGATAATAATTATTCCAAAACGGATCTGAAACAGGTAATATTATCCCGTGCAAACGGCGATGTTCTTCCCTCACGTGCTCGTCATTTGCCGTGACATATTCTAAATACGGGTACTCGTCCGCCGTTTCCTCTATATCTAACCACCTACTACCCTGCGTGCCCGAGGCAATAACAACCTGACGTTCTGCCTCCAGGTAATTCTCGTTATAAGCCACGTTTATTTTCCGGGCTCTACGCTTGTAATCGGCAAAAGAAAGCCTATTTCCATTCTCGTAAACCGCATCCCGGAGTTCTTTCATCTCGGCATAAGATTTCGCCCCGGAAAAAGCGAATATATTATTTTGTACCCTAGTAAGCAGGTTATTGTCCTTTACCGTCCAATCCGAAGAAAAGAATCTCTTGCCATATCCTTTCTCGTAACCGTCCAACAACACCCTAGCGTTGTGGAAATAAACCTTTTCAAGTACTTCTTCCCCGTACTCTCCCGAATAAATACCTTCCAAATAAGGTTCTATCAACGAATCCGCCCCGGAATTTTCTGTCTCGATGGCGAGATCACACCCTGCCAAAGCGTAAAGCCGAGCGATAGCCCCGGACATTTTCTCCCCGGGGCTTAGTCGAAAAAACCGGACGGATCAACGCTTAACCCGGCATTCGCGGGCAATTCTTTCTTCCCGGTTATATCTATCCCGAATTTTTCCTTTATCCAAACGGGATTAACTTCAAGGTAAGGCAGCACGTCCCGTGTCATGCCCCACAGTTTCTCCAAATCCTCCTCTTGTTGCAAGCAATAACTCAACCCGGCAGGAAGTATCCCGATCCGTACCAACGCGGGAATAACAATCCCGTTCCAGTAGCTTTCGAGCATATTCTTATCGGATTGCACAAGCTTATCCAGTAACTTCATGCTCGATTCTTCTTTCGACCTGTTCCCGTTTACCGTGTCTTGCCCGATAACGGCTCCGGTTACCAGTAACGATATTTCACTATTACAGAGAGATATAAGATTATTATAAACATCCCCGTTCGTGTCAGCCCCTTTAGCAAATTGGAACTCTTCCGTGCTATCAATAATAAACCAAGCCGCCGATCCCATGTCCCTGAGCATCGTTTCCGCCCGATCAAGCATTTCCTGATCCTGGGTATCCGTTTTTATATACCGGGGAGGGATTCCGTATATCTCGCACAGCTCGCTCCAACAAGATTGGGCGAAACGTTTAAACAGCACGTGCGGGATAGCCTTGTTTAATAACCCGTAATCATGTTCACTCCCGAATTCTAAAATCCAAGTACCGTATTCCCGGACGTTCCTGTACTCAATACCCCTATCATTGTCCTCTGTCAATAGTAACATCCCTTTCTCCGGGATCACGTTGTTACGAGGGAAAACTATAACTTGAAGATCATCCCCTTTTATTTCCAACTCGACAAGCGTATGCCCCATGTAAATAGACCACAATATTTGTCTATTCAATTCAGTTACCCACCGGGCTGCCCTTAAACGTCTCGTTCCTTCTTCGTCCTCTTTCCCGCCTTCATTTTTCAACACGAAAGGAACCCCTAACGTGTGTTGCATCCTCAATTCTATCTGCGATGTCAGGTGTGCATCCAGTAAAATATCGTTGTAAAGATTGCATAACTTCGCCCGCCTGGGGTTCTCCACGTTATCAGCAGACCGGAGGGCACTTTTCCACGAGTTAATGTCCGCGCGAGCACGGGATATCGTTTTAGGCACGATTTTTCGCGCGTATCCTTCCCTTTTTCCCTGTATTTTTCCATCCTTGCCGTTTAAGGCTAAATTAGCCCTCTTTTTCCCCTCCACGGGTATTTTATCTATCAACTTTTTATTTTTCATTATATCGAAGTTTAAACGGGTTTTAAACGGGTATTAATCATCAAAACTGTGCTTGAATTTTCTATTACTACCGAAACGTATCTTTAGCACGACCTTCCCGTCCTTCTTTTTCACGGGCAAATCCGCCGCGATACTTTTACCGGAAGCCCCAACCCCGGCAACCTGCTTGAACCAGTCTATAGCGTTATCGTAATAAATTTTAGCCTTGTCAAAGAGAAGGTCAGCGTTTGACAACCGTATTATATACCACACCGCGATACTCTTGCAATGCTCCAGTACCAAGGCGTTACGATCTTCCCCGGTAGCGTTAAAGACCGCCACGCAATCATAACGCCCGTTAAGATAACTTGTCGCTTCCTGTATTGCCATAAGAATAGCGGATCGAATCACCACGTCATCGGTTGTTATTTGTCCTAACGTGTATTCTTGAATAGCCGTTTTTAATTCCTCGGGTTCTATAAACATGGCTACAAGTTTTTATATTCTTTCTCTGCATCAAAACAAGGACAAGACTTTATCCACTCGGATGGCTCAATCACCCCGTTCCCGTTAAGATCAGGTGAAAAATCACGATGTCCCTTGATCGTGGCACGAGGATATTTTTCCTTTAACCGCTCTAGCAAGAACACAAGGGAAGCTTTCTGTTCTTCCGTCCGGTTATCAACAGCCTTCCCGTTTCTATCAATACCACCGGTATAACACACGTTCATGGAAACGGAGTTATACCCCGCAACCCCGTTACTCGGTTTATCCTCGTCTAACAATTGAACAATATTCCCATCCGGCTCAACCAAATAATGATATCCCGGGCTTTTCCAGTTTAACTTCTCTTTCCAGTAACGCTTTACACTTTCAACGCTAGCGGTCTGTGCTGTTGCCGTGCAATGTACAACAATGTACTTGATGTTTCTCATATCTATAATTTTTTAAATTAATATCTGCGACTTTCCCGGTGCCCCGAGCGATATTTCCCTTTCTGTTTGCGGGTTACACCATTCAACATGCTAAATGCCCCCTCGGCTGCATCCGGGCCGTCCACGGGTGCATCGCCTCCTTTTTCAAACGCGAGGTATTGCTCCAGTAACTCGACCTGATCGGCTGATTCTTTCTCGTCTATATTGAAATAAACATTACGACGCTCGAAGAACGATTGCGACGCCTCGATCCGGTCGTACTTGTCATCTTTCGGGCGTTTATCCGGCTTAACCGGGATATAATACCCTCTCTCGTCCCCCTCCGCGTCGAAGTCATTCACGAACTCGTCCATGGAGAACAAACCCTCGATCCAGTACCGGACTTTTTTACAGCCCTTCAACCCCGTGCTCTCGTACAGGTCGTAAAGCCATTTAGCCAAAACGACACGTGAAGCCTGCCGGAGGAACACGTGTATAATATGAAATTCCCGGTCTTTTTTTCCGATCAGGATCATTCCCTTGTGGCATGCCGCCGCTTTATAGGAAAGGTCACCATAAAACACTAGAGCATCGTATTCTTTCAGTGGCAACATCTTTTTCCATTGCATATCTTCCATCCTGAAAACTGTACCATCCTGAATGTGCACGTGCATGTATTCACGCATGAACGAGCGGTAAGGAGTATTCCCGAACTTGTTACGCCAGTAGTCCGCCGAAGTCTTCTCCGGCCAGTTCGGGGAAAAGGTATTCAGGTCTTTAACAGCCGGGACGTTCAGTATTTTATATTTCGATTTTTGCCCGTTTTCCCTAGCCTTGCTAATTTGTACTTTAAACTGCGTTTTGAGACGATTCGTGATACTATTTTTATGGAAGTTATTGTTAGCGAAAACGAAGCGTTTCACGGAACCATCCGTTTCATCGAAACAACCCATCAAATCCTCGAATATCCACTCCACCCCCTCGCGCATCAACCTGTCGTTATTCACGTGGCGTTTATTATCCACGTCATCCACGACAATGTAGTCCGGTCGTTGATCTTCCTCCCGAACACCCCGGGGATTTTGCCCGAACCCCAAGGCCATGAAACGCACCCCATCTGTCGTTAAAAATTCCCCGCTCGACCAATCGCCTAACTTGAATTTCAAGCCATAATCGTTTATTAGCCTTTTATTAAATTGTAACTGAGCCTGGCAAGCTGACAGTAATTTTTGCGCCTTTCGCTCGGTTTCACCTATCAAGAGCATGAATTTCATTCTCCCAGTAAACATCAAGTAAAGCGGTATTCCCATGTCTGCGTGAACCGATTTCGCCCCGGAACGATAAATTTCCAGTAGATCGTATATCTCCGTGTTATTTATAATATCCCCGGCAAACTGTTTATGAAACCAGGCACATTTTACCCTGGCGTAATTCGGGAAATAATACTCGAACCAAGGAATATAATCATCTTCCAACTCCCTTACTCGTTTAAGCTTATCAGCGGCACTTTCATTTATATTTATAAATGTCGCCTTGCTAATCCGCCGACAATGCTCCTCGTACCGGGCTAATTGCTTTTGAACTTTCTGATCTATCGCCATGATACCATGTTATTTTAACGAATCTTGTTCAGCACGATAGTTAATAAACTGTTTATGGAACACCGTTAATTTAACCGCCTCGGCGGGATCAACTTCTGCCATCCAGTTGTCGAATTCCATGAACACGGAAATAACAACAGACAAGGAAACTTTCCCTTCCAAGTAACTCAATGCCTTGTTTATCTTGGAGAGAGCGTCAGCGTCTATTTTCGCCTTGTTGCCTTCGGAAACCGATTTCATTTCTGTCAAGAGGAGTTCTCGAATTTTCGCCGGGGTTGACTGTATCTTATCACGTTTGGCGTCCCATTCCATCAGGTTACGCCACTTCGACAAAGTCGTTTCCGTTACTCCTATCTTTTCCGCTATGGCAGTGCAAGTCATCCCCTGTTCTATGAACAGGGTTTCAGCCAGGGGATAAAGTTTATGTTTGGGTGCCTTTTCCATCTCTTTTTTCTGCAAAAGAAACCCATAATCCCGACCTCTTAAAAAATAATGTAAAGCTTTGAATCTCTTTTTGATAAGCAATATTTAAAGCCACATTTTTGCATCGAAAAACAAGAGAGAAATGGCAACATTTGTATTTAACGACGAAACGAAAAAAAACTCACATGGCTTTTACTTGCTAAACGCCGGGGGAAAATTTGAACGCTTTAACGAGAACCCGGTTATGCTGAACAATCATGACTTGGCGCAATTAACAGGTAGATGGTTAAACCTGCGTGTCGAGGGCTCCCAATTGTTAGCTGAACCGGAATTCGACGATGGTGACCCGGAAGCGATTAAACTAAAAGGTAAAGTAGACAGGGGGTATCTACGCGGAGCCTCTCCCGGTATCGTGATACTGGCGGCAGAATACCGGGAGAACCCGGTAACGAAAGACACCGATATTTACGTGACCGAGTGGGAATTATTCGAGGGGTCAACGGTTAGCGTGCCAAGTAACGCCGGGGCTATAACGTTAAAAGTGTACGACTCGAATCGTTGCATCGTGAATGACTCTAACGTGAAATGCCATGTCGAGGACATTATCAAGTTGTCTATTTCTTCTACAACAAACCTAATAGATAAGAAAATGAACGAAATCCAACTGACCGCCGAGGCTCTTGTCGCGCTCGGCATCACAAAAAGCGCGGATGAAGCCGCGATTAGTGCCGCCATCGTTAGGCTGAAAGCAAAGGTAGACACGGCCGAGACAAACCTTGAAAAGCTAGAAAAGAAAGCCCGGGAGGAACACGAAACAAGAGTGACCGAAATGGTAAACCTTGCCATCAAGGAGGGACGGATCACGGCAGACAAAAAGGATGCATTCGTGAAACTTGGTATCGCGGACTTTGAAACAACGAAAACCACGATCGAGGCGATCCCGGTAAAACAAAGTCTAGCCGCCAACGTGAAGCCTATCCAGGGGCAAGGAATTCCAAAAGATCGCGAAAACTGGACTCTGTTACAGTGGATGAAAAATGACATGCCAGGTCTTAGACAATTACAAGTTGACACGCCTGACCTGTACGAGCAAATCAAAAAGAAATAAACATTTAACACACTAGAATATGGCTATTGAAAGAGAACTTTGGCTGACTTTAATAAAAGAAGGACTTGTCCCGGATACATCGTTTTTATCCCGATCCGTTGACATGAGCGAATTTGTAGACGCTAACAAGTTAAACCTGGCGGAAGCAGGGGTTGACCCGGAAGTACTGATTGATAATGATGTTTTCCCCGTTCCGTCTTCACAACGGGAAGATATACCGAAGGAATTGTTATTGCACACGTTCGACACGAAAAACACCATCGTCCGGAATATCGAGGAAAAAGAAAGTTCCTATTCCAAGATGGAAAGCGTTGTCCGCTCGCACCGCAACGCGTTGATAAAAAAGACATCCGCTTTTGCGGCACACAACTGGTGTCCAACGAAAAACGGGGAGTTCACGCCCGTTATCGCCAGTTCCGGGGCTGTCAACGCTTCCGGGGTGAAAAAGGTGGGATTCGAGGATTTCCTGCAAATGGAAGCAAAATTCAGGACGTTAGACGTTGACATGAACACGCTCGTGGCGGTATTGAACCCCGTTCACCTCGCCGACCTGATGGCCGAAGACATGAAACTTTACAAGGAAGTTTTATCTTCCGGCAAGTTGTTCAGTTTCTCATTATTCACTTATAGCGGGCTTCCCCTGTTTGACACGGCGACCGGGAATAAAAAGGCTCTCGGGGCTGCCAAGGGAGAAAACGACACGCAGGCATCACTGTGCTACTGTGACACGGAAGTTTGCCGGGCCGCGGGAGACATGGAAGTCTTCATCAAGTACAAAGACCCGGAGCAAAGAGGAGACGTGATCGGGTACCAACAACGTTTCACGGCTCTATCAATCAGGGGGAAATACACCGGGGCGATTTACTCGGGCAAATAATAATTACAAATTAAAAAGTATGTGGATAGATATTCTACAATGGGCTCTGCCTTCCGGGCTTGCCGGGGCAATAACATGGATTGTAAACAAGCGGCAACGCAAAATTCAATCAGACAAAGCGGTAAACGAGGCTTACGAGAATCTATCCCTTACTTTAAAAACACAGTCTGATGATATCAAAAACTTGTACAAGGAACTCGGGTTTATACGTCGTGCTGTCGAGATGCGTAACGTTTGCCGTTATTACCCTATTTGTCCCGTCGATGCAGAGTTGCGGGGTCAAAAAGGTTCTAAGGGATTACAAAGAGGTGGTGACGGACAGCGTGACCGAGAAAACGGAAATAACCCGGGAACTCGTGAAGGTACCCCCGGCTCAGGTAGACCTCCGCCTTGACATCCGGGACGTGATGAAGTTACCGCCCGGGGCGGCATTCCAAAAGAAGGACAAGCAAGCTTCTGTTAAAATCGAGTACCGGGACAGCATCGTTTACATCACGTCAACGTGCGATAGCTTGCAACTTCTCGTCACGAGCAAGAACAGGGAAATAGCCCGACTTCGCTCCGCCCTCACCGATAAACGAAATATCGAGACAACACCCCCTTTTGAACGCTTAAAAAACAACTTGTTTTTCATCGTCGTGGGGATTCTTATAACATATATCATTCGAATAAAAAAATAACATACATGAACGAGAACGAGACACAGGAACAGGAGAAAAACACCCTGGATCAGCCAGAAAAAATCGAGGGGAAAAAGGGAAAAACGAAAGTTGAACTCCTTGTAGAGCGATACGCGAAAGCTTACCCGAGAGAGAAAGTATTCCACGTGACGTCCGATATGCAGGTCTTTTTATCGCGCGACAAGAACCTCGCCGAGTTACACCAGAAGAGCCTCGAAAAAGATGAAAAAATTCAAACTATTAAAGTGAAATAACATGCCTTTAAGTGACGTAAATATAACACTGGAAAACGGCAACCTCGGCCGTGTAACCACGACCTCCGACGGGGTCGCCGGACTTATCCTAACCGGGAAAGCCATCCCGGGAAAAACGGAATTGAACAAGGTTTATCAACTTTCCTCCTCCCGGGATCTTGTTACCCGGGGAATTACTGCGGAGAATAACCCGCTCGCCTACAAAGACGTGACAGCCTTTTACGAGAAAGCCGGGGATGGAGCAGAATTATACCTGCTTGTTGTCGCGGAGGCAACAACCTTGACGCAAGCGTGCAGTAGCGAGGCTAGTAGCCCGCTAAGAAAATTGATAGATTACGCCAGGGGGCGAATCCGGTTAGTTGGAATAAACAGAATTTCACCCGCGGAATACGTTCCTGACACGGAAGCCTCGGGAATAGATAACGATGTTATCACCGCCGCTTCCGCCGCGCAAGACCTCGCGAACAACTACGCCAAACAGGTGAGCCCTTTTAGGGTTCTTCTTCCGGCGGTAGCGTGGACTGGCAGCACGGAAGAACTTTTCAAGCCTCGCGAGGGAAGTTATAACCGTGTCGCTATCGTTATGGCCGCTGACACCCTCACGTCCGCGGCGATCGGGCAAATTTTGGGGCGTGCCGCCTCGATCCCGGTTAATCAATCTATAGCGAGAGTTAAAAGTGGGGTAATTGCCGCCACGGGCTATCTTATGAACGGGAAAACGCCGGAAGAAAACGCCGGGATGCTGGAAGCACTGAACGACGCGGGCTATATAATCTATCGCACGTTCACGGCGAAGAATGGATACTACCTGAACGACGATTGCATGGCAGCCCCCCTCTCCGACGATTACAGCAACCTGAACCTCGGGCGGGTCATTGATAAAGCCATTATATTGGCGTACACCGCGTACATCGACGAGATCCAGGAAAACGTTCTCGTGGAATCGGGCGGGAAACTGCCGCAATACCTGTGCACGTCCTTCGAGGGAAATATTAATAGTGCTATCGCCACGAACATGAAGGGAGAAACAAGTGATTTCAAATCATTTATCGATCCCGATCAAAACATCCTGCAAAGCAGTCGCATGAATGTTTCATGCAAAATAGTGCCTAATGGTATTTTACGAGAAATAAACGTGAACATAGGGTTTGCTAATCCCGCCATAAAACAATAACGACATGGTAAAAATCAATGAAAAAGAATACGCCTGGGGAGATATAACCGTTGTCATCTTCGGGCGTCCGGTTACCGGGATAACCGGGATCGAGTACAAAACCAAGAAAGCCAAAGAGGCGAAATTTGGGGCAGGTCGGGAGGCGAAATCAATTCAACACGGGAAACGGGAAGTGGAAGGCACGATAACACTAATGCAGAGTGAATTCACCGCCTTGAACCAGGCTGCCCGGCAAAAAGGATACAAGGACATCCTGGATGTTGATTTCGACATTCTCGTTTCCTACATGGACGGCGTCGCCATCACTACCGATAGAATCGTGTGCGCCTCCATCTCGGAATTACCCTCCGGCATGAAAGAGGGAGACATGCAGTCAGAGCATGCCCTCACGTTCCTCGCCCTTGATGTCGACTATGACGTCACGGCCTCTGTTTAAACACGCTTTAATAACCCTTTAAAAACAAATTAAACGATGGAAAAACTAACACCAAAACAGGTTGAAGAATTAAAAGAGAAACACGGTGACATCTTCGAGGTTGAAATTGAAAACAAGGTTTGTTACTTGAAAAAGCCCACTCGAAAAGTGTTATCGGCGGCCGCCACGGTGGGACAAAAAGACCCGTTGAAATACAACGAGATCATTTTAGCAAACTGTTGGATCAGCGGTGACGAGGAAATTAAAACGGATGACGCCCTGTTTCTAGGTGTTTCCGGAGTCCTTTCCGAAATTATCGAGATCAAGGAGGCGACCTTAAAAAAGCTATAAGCGGGGCAGGATTGGGGAAAAGTTGGTTAATCGAGGCCAACGCCCTGATCCGGGCTCACCTCCACCTCAACCCGGACGAGTTATCTGACGAGGAATGGAGCGAGAATGTCTACACGGCAATATGGATAGAGAACCGATATTTTGAAAAACTTTCTAAGATTTTAGGCGGGTAATGGCAGCAATATATCAATATATCATTAGTTTACAGGATAAAGTTTCCGGGACGATGCAACGTATCGCCGGAACCTCGGAAGCCACTATTACCCGCCTGACTACCTTGACAAACAAGGCTAAAATTTTAAGCGGGACAACCGCCGATCTCGGGGGGAGTATTTTCTCGCTTAAACAAAAAATAGACCTTTTACAACAAGAAAAAGAACTTATTGACCCGTCTAACCTTCAACTAATAAAACAATACAACAAGGAAATAAGCGGGTTAGAAAAACAGGTTTCACGCCTCGATAACGTCGGCAAAGGAGGACACCTGAAAAAGTACCTAAGCGGTATCGGGGAGGCATTAAAAGGTTTTATCGCCCCCGTGCTAGGGGCTGCTGCATTCACCCTAACGGGAAAAGAAGCGATGAATTTTTCCAATGGAATGGCAAAAGTTAATATTACCGCCCAACTCGACGAGAAAGGCCTGGAGGGCTTAAAGGTAAGATTAAAACAAATCGCAAAAGATAACAAGGCGGATATCACTGTCGTCCCTAACGGTTTCGAAAAAATCATATCTCAAACTGGAGAAGTTGAATCTTCCCTGCAAATTCTTGACGCTTCCTTGAAAGGAAGTAAAGCCGGGTTTGTCGATTTAGATACAGTCACGGGAGCCCTGGCTCAAACGCTATCTATAGTGGGCACGAAAAACGCGTCAGCCCAAGAGATTCTTGATACATTTTTTGCAGCCAAACGTGTCGGGGCGGGAGAATTTAAAGACTTCGCCCAATACATGCCGGGACTTATTGCCGGGGCTGACGCTCTCGGGGTTAATTACAAAAGTGTGGCGGGAATATTCGCCTACATGACGGGAAAAGGTCAAGATGCCGCTCGGGCTTCCGTGTTAATGTCGAACATGTTCGCCTCGCTAAGTAAAACAGATATCACTAAAAACCTCGATAAAGCGGGCGTTAAAGTATTCGACACCCAAGGTAAAATGCGGGGGATCGTGGATATTTTTAAAGACCTCGGTAATATCATGGCAGGGATGAATGACGAACAAAAAACCGCCTTCCTTGAAAAAATCGGGATCGTGGATAAGGAAGCTAAATCCGCCTTCGCCATCATGGGAACAGACATTGAAAAATTATCCACGGCAATGGACGCCACGGCAAACGCCACGGGTGAAACATCGGCAGCGTTGGAATTCTCCAAAAACCCGGTTCAAAAAGCCACGGAATTATGGAATCAATTTAAAGCAATCGGTTTACAAGTTGGCGAGGTGATGCTCCCGGTTATCTCCGTCGGGCTTGACGTGCTTGGTTCCGTGTTAAACGGCATCAATACAGTCATTAACGGGGTTATCTCGTTTTTCTCCGGTTGGGTTTCCTACCTCCGGGAAGGTAACCCGCTCGTCTGGGGACTGACGGCGGCTCTAGGTGCTTTAACAGTCGCCCTAATCGCTAACGAACTGTGGACGAACCGCGCGATGATAGCGACCAGGACAAAAGCCGCGTGGGACAGTATCGTTAGTCTTGCCACGGGAGGATGGACGGCTATACAGTGGGCACTAAACGCCGCGCTATACGCTTGTCCCCTCGTGTGGATCGTGGCTCTAGTCGTCGGGCTTATTGCCGCTATCGTCGCCTGCGCTACAAGCGTGCAGGGATGGGGCAAGCAGTGGGACGTGGTCGTGAAATTCATGAAAAATGTTTGGGACTTGTTCGTCGAAACGTTTAAACTGCAATGGAACCTGATGACATTCGGGATAATGACAGCACTTGATAAAATAAAAATCGGGTGGTACAAGTTCAAGGAAGCCGTCGGGTTAGGCAATTCCACGGAAAATAAAGCCATGATAGAACAACTTGACTCCGACGTGGAAAACCGGAAACAAGCCATCTTGGACGGGGCAAACAAGATCAAAGAGTTGGCAAGCAAAACGGCTAATTCTTTGACATGGGAACTATCATGGAAAAAGAAAGACAAAGAAACGAGCAAGAAAAAAGATTCCTTGATTCCCTCTATCCCGGGTACACGAGCCGGGAACGGGATTGATTTTGATAATTTACTAGCCAGGTTAAACGGGAAAAAAGGGAAAGGAAAAGCTATTGACTTGAACAAGATCAACACGTCTTATAAAGGTTCAACGTCATACGCCGCCATTACCGAACGCTTATCCCCGGTGAAATTACAAGGTCTTAAATCAACCGAGAAAATAACAAGTAAAACGACTGAATTATCAAAAAAACCGCTCGACACGACGATCACCCCGGGAAAAATAGATAACACGAGTTACGGGGAAAAAGATAACTCTCTAGGAACTATAAATTCGAATATTTCCGGCATACTAAACCTGATGAACCCGGTTGCTTCCGGGATAGCGAGAATCGCGGCAAGCGTCGCCACGATAGCGATGCTCGCCGCGGCACCAGTGAAAACGGAAGGGACAAACATGGTTTTCCGTCCCGAGTTATCTATCCCGGGAACGGGGCAAATTTTATCCCCGGTTGTCAATGTCAACACCCCGGGGCAAAAAGACTATTCACGGGAAACGACTAAACCTGATGTTTCCGGGCTAAACCTGATGTCCCCGGTTACTTCCGGGATAACGAGGATTGCCGAGAGCGTTGACTCCATCGCGATACTCGCCGCGGCACCCGTGAAAACGGAAGGGACAAACATGGTTTTCCGTCCCGAGTTATCTATCCCGGGAACGGAACAAATTTTATCCCCGGTTGTTAATGTCAATACCCCGGGGCAAAAAGACTATTCACGGGAAACGGCTAAACCTGATGTTTCCGGGCTAAACCTGATGAACCCGGTTGCTTCCGGGATAACGAGGATTGCCGAGAGTGTTGACACCATCGCGATACTCGCCGCGACACCCGAGAAAACGAGAGGAACAAACATGGTTTTCCGTCCCGAGTTATCTATCCCGGGAACGGAACAAATTTTATCCCCGGTTGTTAATGTCAACACCCCGGGACAAAGGGTTCCACTTCCTCCTGTTATTAAACCTGCACCGGAAAGACCGTCGATCTCTAACGACCATTCACGGGAAGAAAATTTCTACGAGACAAGAAATTCACGAACAGTGCATCTTGACAAGTATTGCGAGCAAGTAATAATAAACATTCAAAACCTGGATCAGCGCGGTACTAGCGAGATCGAGGAAAAGATACAACAAACTCTAACGAACATCTTTAATGACTACGAGATATGAAACACAAGTATAATATCCCGAACTTGTTACTGGGAGTAATCGGGCACAAGGGACTCCCGTTCCCGGGAGGTTTTATCCCGACCCGTCCCGGGAGGGCAAGCGAGAAATACGAACTCACCCCGGAAGCTTCACCCCGGGAGGAATACGTGAAAGGAACCCGCCTGTACGCTAAAGATGCACTCGGCAGGTGGTACTTCATGCCAGTGACACTCAAACACCCGTCTATCCAAACGGCAAGTAACACGTTTGAACTGGATTACGCCGTCATGAGCGTGACCGGGAAAAAGAACATCATTGAAACCCCGTTGATCGGGAGAAAGGGATCTGTTAAAGAACTTATCAGCATGGGCGACTATAAAATTTCAATCGCCGCTTTCCTGCAAGGGGAAGACGGGCAATATCCAGAAGAAAAGATAACCCGGCTGAGAGAGATCATTAACATTAACGAAACGATCGAGTTGATCTCAGCTTTTACCGACTTGTTACTCGACTCGGAAGACAAGGTCGTTATAACAGATTTCAGCTTTCCCCCGACCCCGGGGGTAGAGGACGGTCAAGCGGTAAAACTAGAACTTGTAACCGATAAAGTTTTTGAACTCACGATAGAATAACCATGTACACGCTTTGCAGTAAAATAGAAATCGGGGGAAAGGTCTTCGGGGGCGTAAACGACATCCGGATAAAACGTTCTATCCACGAACTCGGGGCTACAGCCACGATAAGAGTACCCGTCACCGCCGTGCTAAAACAGCAGGGACAACCCGTCACGGGAATAGAGACCGCGAAAGCCATAAAACCCGGTGATCCCGTGTTAATACAACTTGGATATAATAATAGTTACAATTTGGAATTCAAGGGTTTCGTGAGACAATTAAACCTGAAAACCCCTCTCGAAATTATCTGCGAGGACTCTTTTTACCCGTGCAGGGCTAAAAGTGTAACGTTTTCCGGGAAAAACACGCTTTCATCGGTATTGCAAAAATGCGGTCTAACCGTTGGTTACGCTGTCCCGCTCACGCTAGAAAGTTTTCAAGTGCCCAACAAACCCGTTTCATGGGTTTTAAGCAAGTTGAAAACGACATACGGACTATCTATATTTTTCGATTTATCCGGGAAGATATACGCCTCCGAGCCTTTTAAAATGCAAGGAGAAACGGTTAAATACACCCTAAGAGAAAATGTAATTAAGGATGATGACTTGAAGTTTCAAAAAGCCGAAGACGTCAAGTTGAAGATTAAAGCCACCTGTATATACAGGGATGGGACAAAAGTCGAAGCTACCGCCGGAACCGAGGATGGCACGGAGAAGAAACTCTATTTCTATGATGTTAAAGACTTGAACGAATTAGCGGTACTAGCTAAAGCCGAGTTAAAAAGATACTCGTATGATGGTTACACGGGTAAAATACAAACGTTACTTTTCCCCTTCGCGTCGCCAACCATGATAGCGGCGATTACTGACAAGCAATACAAGGAACGTGACGGGAGGTATTACATTGAAAGCGTTGAAACAAGTTTCAGCACGGCGGGAGCCCGCCGGGTTGTCGAGATCGGGATAAAAATATAAAACATGAGCAAGGAAATAGATAATATAAGGCAACAATTCCACGCCCTCCTCCGGCAAGCGGGAACAAGTAACTTTTACGGTAAAGTTACAGCGGTGAATGAATCTGCCCGAACGTGTACCGTGGAAATGGATTCTATCCCTTACGAGAACGTTTTATTGTATTCCCTAGAGAAACCTGACTTGAAAGGGTTCGTCATGATCCCCGAGATAGGAAGTACCGTTCTTGTTAGCAGGGTCATGGACGAGCGTTATTTCGTGTCAATGTTCTCGGGGGTTAGTAGAATCATTTACCTGGTTTCAGACATTGCCATACAAACGGACGAAGAGGGATGCTCGATAAAAGCGAAAGACACCATTGTCAAGGTAACCCCGGGAGGGATTACTGTTGACAGGGGAAAATCAGGGCTTAAAAAGACTTTAAACGACCTTTTAGACGCGATAATGAAATTGACCGTCCCCACCGCGGTCGGCCCCTCATCCGTGCCCGTGAACACCCCGGATTTCGTGAAGATAAAACAAGATTTGGAAAACTACCTGGAATAAACGATATGACACTTGTAAAAGCAACAATAAAAGGAGAAATAAAAACGGCTTTCACCACGGTAATGAACCAGGAGAAAGACCGGGAAAATGCGATTGACAAGGTCGCAGATAAAATAGCGGACGCCGTTATAAACGCGATAAAGAGCGCGCAAATTAATTACACGACAGGCTTGATCGCCCCTCCCACTGGCGGTGCGGTCACGGGAAAATTTACTTGCACTATTTCATGATGGTAACGGATATAACACAAACCCAAGACGGGGATATCGAACTTTCGTCCGGTGATTTAATATACTCGGAATCCATCGGGCAACATCAGCGGGATATCCTACTGGCTGATAAAGGACATTATAAAGAATATCCCGCCTCCGGGGTTGGCTCCGTTAATTTCATCAACGACACCGAACCGGAGAACTTCTTGCGTGCCGTGCGGAAAGAGTGCGCCAAGGACGGGATGCGAGTAAAAAACATACAAATTTCCAACGGTAATTTAACTATCGAGGCAGAATATGAAAACAGTAACAGTTAAACCCAACCAAACCATCTTTGACATCGCGGTAGAACAATACGGCACTTGCGAGGCAATCCCCGAGATTCTATCGAACAACCCGGGGCTTTGCAATGACAAAGAGGCTTTAAAAGCCCTAGGCATCGACTATTTGCTTGATACCTCGTTCCACTTTGATGCCCCGGTAGAAAGCGGGTTTAAAGTACAAGTTGACACGGATAGCCGACTAATTAAAACAAGTATAACGAGTGAAATAACAAGCGAGGTAACTACTTTCAATTTATAATATCATGGCACGCACGATTCTACAAATACAAGAGAAGATTATAGAGAGTTTAAATACATCCGGGTTAAAGTTATCCACCTCGAAAGTGGCAGAATGGCGGCTTTGGACTCATATCATAGCTGTATCAATACAGGTTTTCGAGATAATTCTTGACAAATTCAAAACGGAGGTCGACACGATCACTAGCAAAATCACCCCCGGAACGGTACGTTGGTACGCCGAGATGTGTTATCGTTTTCAAAACGGTCACGAACTTCTCTTTGACGAGAAAACAGCCATGTTATATTACGCAGAGGATGTCCCGGATGCACGAATTATTAAAGTCGTCGCGATCTCGGAGAAATTTAACAAACTGTTAATCAAGGCTGCAAAGCTAAACAAGGATAACAAGATCGTGCCGTTGAGCCTCGAAGAAAAATACAACTTTGCGGCCTATATAGACGCGGTGAAGTTTGCCGGGGTAGAAACAGATGTCGTTAGTGTCAAGGAGGATAAAATACGTTATAATATTTGCGCGTGGTTTGAACCATCAATCCCGTTGTCCCTCGTGCGAGATAACGTGCTAACGGCTCTTGACGTGTTCAAATCCGGGATAGGATTCGACAGTATGATCTACACGCAAAAACTTATCGACGCCGTTATGTCCGCGGAAGGCGTGGTAACTTGTTCGCTCGTTTCTCTTGAACGAAAAGGTGTTTCCGATGTAGATTTTATAAGATTCAACGTGTACTCTGAACTGGAATCCGGGTATTTCGAGTACGACGAGGAGAGCGTTTTAAATATAGTCTCTATCAAAGAATTGAAATGAAAGTAAACTATTTAAATCTCATCAGGCAGTTATTACCGCCTCACAAGCGCAAGCCAATCCGGTTAGCATTTTTACAATCGTGTATTACCCCCTTGCATGAATTGTTCCTTTCCTTTTCTGAATGGAGGGACAATACTCGCATGATGATAAACGTGAATTGCCAGGTTAAGGTGTTCGAGAGTTATCTCCGGAAGAAATACAAGGAACCGATCGCCATTAAAGTTGAAACCTATGACGATGGATTATTACTTGTCGGGTTAGAGGTCGAGGGCATGGCAATGATGCCAACTGTCGGGCTCGATCACGAGAATCTATTCGCGGAGATCCCTCTCGACGGCGAAATCAAGGATCGTTTCGGGGATACAGATTTCATCGTTTACATTCCCTTTACCGTTGACAAGAGTACGATAGAGGCTGAAATAGAGAAATACAAGCAAGCATTAACAAGGTATAAAATCATTCAAAATTGAGAATATGAAAAGACACACGCAAACAACTGGAATTCGCCGTTGGGCAGGTGATGATCTGGTAGATTTACAAGCTGAAAGTTTAAAAGTACTTGATGCATTCTTCGAGGAATATGGCCCTTGTGTTATCAAAGGGTGCGAGGTTTCTACCGGGGAAAGTACAAGTATATCCCCCGGTATTGTTGCCCTTCAAGGTTTAGATCACGATTACAATCCCACGTTTAAGGTTGTCCCGTTCCCTGGTGTTAAGAATATCAATCTCCCTATCTATTTGACCCTATCATGCAAAACAATAGAGAGAGCCTACACGGATGGCAAGGTCAAAGCTATCGCCTATAATTATTCAGCCGAACCCGTGTCTATAAAGCCCGAAAATATACCATATTTGGAAATAACAAACAAGGGAACGAGTCGTTTCGTGGACGTGACTGGAATAACAAACAAATTAAACCTAGACGGGAATGGCAAGGAAGTTATCGTGACTTTTGCCACGCCTTCCACCCGGGAAAATGTATCTACCGGGGAAAAGTTATCTATTATGTTCGGGAAAATATGTCGATATTTTGCAGATTTAAAAAGCATTGCATTCACGGGGAAAGCAACGGACATAAGCGAGGACGCAACACATCGATTCATGACAGACTCCGAAAGAACAAAGTTATCAAGCGTTGAAACAGGGGCGAATAAATACATTCATCCATCGTCGCACCCTGCCGACATGATCACCGACACTTCCGGGAAAGTAATCATGACAGCCGCGGAGAGAACAAAATTGAGCGGGATAGATGTCGGGGCAAACGCTTACACCCATCCCGCTACCCATCCCGCCACTATAATCACGGAAGATGCAACGCATCGATTCATGACAGACACGGAAAGGACAAAGTTATCGGGCGTTGAAACAGGGGCGAATAAATACGTTCATCCATCATCGCACCCTGCCGACATGATCACCGACACTTCCGGGAAAGTAATTATGACAGCCGCGGAGAGAACAAAATTGAGCGGGATAGATGTCGGGGCAAACGCTTACACCCATCCCGCTACCCATCCCGCCACTATAATCACGGAAGATGCAACGCATCGATTCATGACAGACACGGAAAGGACAAAGTTATCGGGCGTTGAAACAGGGGCGAATAAATACGTTCATCCATCGTCGCACTCCGCCGACATGATCATTGACACTTCCGGGAAAGTAGTCATGACGGTCGCGGAGAGAACAAAATTAAACGGGATCGCCGCCGGGGCAAACGCTTACACCCATCCCGCTACCCACCCCGCCACTATAATCACGGAAGATACAACGCATCGATTCATGACAGACACGGAAAGGACAAAGCTATCGGGCGTTGAAACAGGGGCGAATAAATACGTTCATCCATCGTCGCACTCTGCCGACATGATCATCGACACTTCCGGGAAAGTAATCATGACAGTCGCGGAGAGAACAAAATTAAACGGGATCGCCGCCGGGGCAAACGCTTATGTCCATCCCGCTAACCACCCCGCCACTATAATCACGGAAGATGCAACACATCGATTCATGACAGACACGGAAAAAACAAAATTATCAGGCGTTGAGACAGGGGCAAATAAATACGTTCATCCATCATCGCACTCTGCCGACATGATCATTGACACTTCCGGGAAAGTAATCATGACAATCGCGGAGAGAACAAAATTAAACGGGATCGCCGCCGGGGCAAACGCTTATGTCCATCCCACTAACCACCCCGCCACTATAATCACGGAAGATACAACACATCGATTCATGACAGACACGGAAAAAACAAAATTATCGGGCGTTGAGACAGGGGCGAATAAATACGTTCATCCATCATCGCACTCTGCCGACATGATCACCGACACTTCTGGGAAAGTAATCATGACAGTCGCGGAGAGAACAAAATTAAACGGGATCGCCGCCGGGGCAAATGCATACACACATCCCACATCACATCCCGCTACAATGATCACTGGCGACTCCACACATCGTTTCGTCAGTGATTCTGAAAAAAGCACATGGAATAGGAAAATGGAATTTGCTTGTGCAGGAGTAATTACAAAAACAGCTGCAAAAGATAAATATTGGGGGTCTACTTTTTCTGTAATAAAAAGTGGAACTGGTTATTATCGTATAAAACATGAATTAAACAAAGCGCATCAAGTCCTTGCTATGTGTATAAATGCAGACGGAGAGGAAGGATTTGTAACAATTCCATATAGAAGTTTAACCGACTTCTTTTTTGCCACTAATAATACCAATGGAAGGCAAGATATGGCATTCTTCTTTATAATATTTACACTTTAACACTATACGACAATGAGGTATTTTATTGCAAAAGAGGTTGATTGGGAACCTTATTTAATTTTCGATTGTATCGCAATGACCGACGAGGAATTAAATTCTAAAATCGAGGAATTTCATGGTTTTGAAATTATTCCCGAGAGGGAAATTGAAAGTTATCGAGTTTGTTGCGGCAATATTTCAATTTATAAACTATCTAATAATAAACTCATTCTTAGAAATGAAAAAGAATTCATAAAAGGGAAAAAAAACGAAAGAAAAAAAGAACTCCTCGATGAAATCGTTCGCTTAAAAGAAAAATTAAACAAAACAGATTGGATCGTAATTAAATGTACCGAACTATGTTTAACTTTGGCAAATGAATATCCCGAAATATCGGCAGAAAGGGCAATGTTACGAGAAATTATAAACAAAAAAGAACTTGAAATACAATCATTAAATTAATATGCCATGAAAAATAGATTATTATTTATTTTAACCATTAGTACCTTACTATTCGCATGCAACAATCATGCATTGGAAAAAGAAGAAGAGCAACCGCAAATTGGGAATCAATTAAATCCCGAAGCAAAATTGAGTATTACCGCAAAACTAAAAGAAACTCGTGGAATGTCATATAATGATTCATTATCATATATAGTAAAATACGCATGGGAATGGTATGCAATATCCAAGGAAAATAACAACGCACCAACGGCAAGAGGATTTGATTTTGACGATGACTATGGAACTCAGAGAGATACGATAAATAATAAATTTCTA